CGGTTTCGCCAAAGCGATCGAGCACCTGGTCGATCTGCGAATCGCTGTAACCAGGTGTGCCGCGCATGGCTTGGAGCGAGCTGCGGGTCAGGCGGTGACGCTGAATCAGGTAGCCGTCGTTGACGTTGCTCGAGTTGGGGGAGGGGAAGATGTCATGGGGAGAGACGCGCTCGGTTTCACGGGCGTGTTCGGTCACCAAGATGGGCTGGAAGTTGGGTCCCCACTTCATCATCTTCTTGCGACGGATGATCGGGCCCTTCAAGATCGCCGTGGGGTAGGTGACGAAGTCGTCGACAAAGTCACGGAAGGCTGGCTCGAAGCCGCCTTGGGTGAGCTGGTCTTGGATCTTGTCTTCCATGCGGTTGGCGCAGTTGTCTGCCTCCTCGCGCATCTTGTCGACGATGTGGTCGTGCACCTGCTCCATGCGAACACGGAAGGCTTCTGGATGCACCTGGCCACCGGCGGCGACGAAGGCTTCCATTTCCATGCGCACCAGCTCGACGATGCCTGCCGAGATCTCGGGCGGCAGCTCAGGCTCACGCGAGACTTGCAGCTCGAATGCGCGCCGTGTGCCGGTCAACATCACGTCGGTGATCCAGTTGGAAGCGGCTCGAGCCTTGATGTCGGTCAAGCGCATGAAGATGTCGGAGCCTCCGGTCTTGGAGATCTCGACTGCCTTCTCGGGGTCGTAGACGCCGCGGCGCTGACGCTCGCACTTGAGCAAGCGCTCAGTGATTTCGGTCTTGGCGAATTTGGCGCGCTCCCAGCAATCGCTGAGATGGCGTGACAGGTCTGAACCAAGCTCGTCGATGAGCTTGATCTCTTGTTTTTTCTTTACATCAACCTCGATGAGAGGTGGTGTGGCTGGCGCCACTGCAATGCCGTTCATGTTTAGGTCCACCCATTGTTCGAAGCGGTCACAACGGATCTAACCCGAACAGGGCGCAGACCATTGCGAACACGCATGCACAGATACTGGAGAGCGTCGTGGGGATGGGAGAAGCCATCCTTGACGGGCCGGTCTCTGTATCGCGCTTGACCTGATGATTTCAGGCGCTCGTAGCGGTAGCGACCATTGAAGCCTTTGCGAAGTGTTTGGCAGCGTGGATCCAGCAGCAAGCCGCCAGCGCCATCAATCATTCGCGTGAGGAAGTAAGCCACCGATTCGCGGCGAGGAACCCAATCGTTCGTCGGCGCAGGTTCGGTGGGGATGCCCAGCTCGAGCAGCTCCTGCAAGCAGGTTCTCTCGTCGGTCTGGGCGCGGATCTGTCCGGCAGGGTCGCCTTCTGAGAACCGCGTGAAGCCGTTGTACTTGTTGGTCAGGATCGGGCGCACCACATCGGATGCGAACTGCCGAATACCCATGTCCTCGGAGACGATCTCCTCGAGGATGCGGAGCTGACCGGTGGGCATCTGCTGCCCGATGATGCAGGCTGGCGTCAAGCCAAAGTCCCAGCCAAGGATGATGGGCAGGCCGCGCACAGGCTCGAGCGGCTTGTCGGAGACATGCACACGATCGTTCCACTCGGGATAGACCGGCTTGCCGTCTGAGGTCGTGCCGTAGTTGCCCATCAGGAAGACATTGATCCAACCCTCTTGCTTACCAGCAAGTTGGTTCATGTAGTACTGGTGGCCGTTAGGTAGGTTGTCGATGTTCTCCGCATCTGGATTTGGGTGGTATGTGCCATCCTCATCGCGGTACAGGCCACCTGGCTGGCGGAAGAACTTCCATTCCTTGGGCGTATCCACCTCGGCGAACTGGTAATACCAGTGGTCATCGTCGGGCGGGTTGGTGTCCATGATCACGCCGGTCCAGCTTGGGCCACCCTTCAACTTGGAGGGGTAGCGCCCAACACGCTGGGTGCACATGTCGAAGACGCCCTTGGCGATCTCGGATGCTTCGTTGATCCAGACGCCAGTGAGTTCGAGTGAACGCAGCTTGCCGGTATCCATCTCGGAGTCGAGCGCCAAGAAGACGACTTCCAGCTCGAGGGCTGTGCCGTCTCCGATGTCGTCGATTCGCATGGTGGAGGTGATGGGGGTATCCCATCGGATGGGGGCTACGTTCTGCGGGAACCAGGTCTGCCAGGTCTTGATCGTGGTGGATTTCAGTTCGGGGTAGGTGTTTCGGACGATGGCCCATCGCGATCGTCTGACCTTGTCGTACCACGGCTCTTGCTTGATCGCTCGCATGACGATCTCGGAGCAGCAGGAAGACGATTTACCAGAACCGACAGGCCCCATGAGGCCGCGGACGAAGGAGTGGTCGTTGTGGAACAGGGCGGCGTTTGGCCCTGGTGGGAAGTACGTGACCAATCCCTCATCGGCATAGTCGGCGACGGCCAGCTCTGTCATTTTGGTAGGTTGGCATTCAGATTGAATGTAATGCCGTTACCTGACGTTTCGATCTTCACGTCAGACAGGTTGGGAAGGGATTTGTCCAGCAGAACCTTGATGGCCTGAACCTGCTGGGTGTTGAGAACGACTTTGCCCATCGCGCAATCTGTAAGACGGTTGACGAGCTGCGAAGCTTGGATTTTCGCCCTCACTTCGTCTTGATGGTATTTGCGCATGCGTGCTGCCATGACACCCTCGTAATGTTGGAGATAGCCGGTTGTGGCTTTGCTCCGACTTTACATGGGAGTTTTGCGAGCACTGCAATTGCGGTATGTGGTGCTGGCGGCAGGCATCGAACCCGCGACCTGCCGCTTACAAGGCGGCTGCTCTGCCAACTGAGCTACGCCAGCATTGGCGGAGGTTGAAGGAATCGAACCCTCACCCTTGCGGATGGCCAGGGGTTCAAGCCCTGTTTGCGTCCTACGCGCCAACCTCCGTATGGCTCCGAGGGCTGGGATCGAACCAGCGACCAATTGGTTAACAGCCAACTGCACTACCGCTGTGCTACCTCGGAATAACTTTGGGAGGGGTCTTGGTGGGGATGGTAGGAATCGAACCTACTCACTCATTAGAGAACAGATTTACAGTCTGCCGTGCCTCACCAACTGCACCGCATCCCCGTTGCAGGGATGGATCAATAACGCGAATTTCGCGTCGTCGAGTTGGATGAGTTTGAATTGGTCTGGGTGACAGGCTTCGAACCTGCGACCTCACGCTCCCAAAGCGCGCGCTCTGCCATCTGAGCTACACCCAGATTGGTCGGTCGCGGTTGGAAGGTTTGTTTCATGACGCCAGTATATCCGATTTCGCCGCTTCTGTTTCTCGGTGCGGTGAACCTCAGGGTTGTTAGATTGAAACCCGAGCCTTCGGCTTATGTTTGAAGTTGGTGGCTCCCATGAAGCAGGGTGGAGGCCGCAATTGAACACACAAAAACCCCACGGGGCTAATCCGTTTCCACCAACACGGCTGAGGACTGATGGGGGGAGTCGAACCCCCGATTATCCGTAACCCATTTCTGGGTTGGCTGCTGCTACCACTGGCTCCATCAGCAGTCCCCATTCGTGTTGGTAGCAGATCGTGGTAACGCTCCACGCTCAGTCTGGCTTATGAGACCAGCCGGATCACTTGATCTACCTGCTGCATGAATTTTAAGTGACCCGTGACGTGGGTCAAGCGATCAGATCATGCGCCGAAGAGGAACGTCCACGGAGACACGGCGACTCTGACTGCGGATGTTATCTGCCCCACCTTCCGCTGGGGTCATGGCAAGGAAAACCGGATCAAAAAACTCACCACGACCTCAGCATATCCGGTGGTTTCAAGCTGGCATCACAGTAGGTGTAAACCCGTACAGTGATGATTTTGGCATAGTCCTTGCGGTATTTACTATCGGTAGTAAAGTAACCATCAGTAAAGGTAACCATCGGTAAAGAAGGTAACCATCAGTAAAGGTAACCATCGGTAAAGAAGGTAACCATCAGTAAGAAGGTAACCATCTGGTATTTACTTGTCCAAGTAAATAAAAAAAATAACTACGGTATACCTCTACGTTAAACCGTACTACGGTTAACCGTAGAACAGTAAACCTTCCGATGGTTACCTCCTACCGTCGGTAACCATCTCCTACGCAGCCACAGGTTTTACAACACGGCTAGCGGCAGCAAAGCTTTTCAGCAACTGGCCAGCCAAGTTGACCAGGTCATCCTGACCACCGAACTCGAGCAAGTCCAGATCGGCTTCGAAAGCATGGCTCTCGCCGTAGATCATCACCAAGCCATGGATCTTCACCAGGTTCGGTGCAATCACCAGCGCCGACTGAGGGGATACCTCGATCTCTCGCAAAGGTTCAAAGCGGCGCAGAAAGGCTTGTACTTCGTTGGCAGTCAACATCATGGTCTCCGTTTTGTTGAAAAAAAATTATCGCAGGTGTTGTCCTAGCCCCGCCAAGCGA